GCTCTAAGGAAGATAGATAATGGAACACGAACTACCACTAAACCTAAGCCGTGAGCTAGAGATGCTGGGTGTGATTGATAACGATCTGCCCCACGATCTGCCAGACGAAACCAATGCGGAGAGAGAGTACAAATTCCGTATGCCTGTATTTGATGAGAATGGAGAACCTGACTTTTAATGCCTAAGCACCTACACCCAAACCCAACCCAGAAGCAGACAGGAACGAAGTGTCGTCTGTTTGGTAAAGACTTCCGCTCGATGTCAGAAGCAGCGAGACATTACAACATCAGCCACGCATGGGTTCGTGAGATGGTAAAGAATGGTCAGAACCAAGACATACCTCGTGAGTCCGTTCGTAAGACTTGGCGGGAAGGAGCACCCAATGCCCCAGCCATATAACAAGGACGCAGGAATAATCGGAGTAGAGGCCGTAGAGGAACACGAAGACGGATCAGCTACCTACTCCTTTCACATGGACGTACACGCCCGTGGTCTACTAGCAGAGGAAGGCCTGAAGCTGGTACTATACTGTGCTGCAGCAAGGCTAGACATGCAGGTGGTGTACGACTTTATTGAAGACCACATTAGGTACGAGAGAGATAAACCCACCGATAACATTCGACCGATGACTGATGAAGAAAAGCAGAGAGCCAAAGAGAAAGCCTCTGCCAATCTTTGGTACACGTGCAAGAGCTGCGGTGGTCCAGCCGCAAGTGACTGGTGCGATTTTTGTTTGAGGGAAGAATAATGACAACATTTATCAACACAACACAACAGGAGAGGGAAAAACCCAATGAATTCTGTGTCTTGGTTGCGGGAGTAGGATTTGAACCTACGACCTTCAGGTTATAGGTCTATTGAATGATATCAATGGCTTATACGGTATGGTGTCTTGTGTTCCGATAACTAAGTGGTAAAAATAACACTCGACAGATTGTTTTTTCATGGTATAAGTGAGGGGCCGTTGGCCCCGAACTATACCCAATTAGGATATAATTATGCAGTATAGCAGGAGTGAGCAACTAGGTATAATCAGATCAATACTGGTTAAAGAAGGGGATCGTAAGACATTAGATTGTCCCTTCTGTGGTGGTAGGAAGAAATTCACAATAAGTAAGATCGATGGTAAGCTCGTATGGAATTGCTATCGAGCATCATGCACAGTTAAAGGTGCACACAACTCAGGTAGATCTATATCAGCTATTAAGAACAAGCTGAGTAATACAAAGATCCCAGTTAAACGTAATGACATTCCAGATATTCTATCAGATGTAGACAATCACCCTGATGTAGTCAGCTACCTCAAATCGGTTAATAGCTATGGCGCATACAAAGATGGTTTGATTGATATCAGATATGCTCCTGCACATAATCGAGTTCTATTCTTCACTGCAGATAAACAAGGCGCAGTAGGAAGAGCATTAGATAATCGTTCGCCTAAGTGGTGGACCTTCGGTGATACCAGTATGGGAATCAAAGTGGGTAATTCCAAAGAAGCTGTGATTGTAGAGGACGCAGCTTCAGCCTGTTCTGTATCTAGAATAAAAGGACTGACTGGCTTTGCCTTATTAGGGACCAACATTACAACACCTATCAAGGCACAACTAAGGCACCTAACAAAGGTAACAATAACCCTTGACTTAGATGCTAGTTCTAAAGCACTACTACTAGCTAAGAAGATACAACCTCTAACTGAAGTTAAAGTCAGGCTCACAAAGGAAGACCTAAAATGGCTAAGTGGCGAACAGATACAGAATTTACTACGGTAAATAGTGTGTTCACATGGTCATTTATACTCGGTGGCGGTAACCGTGCTAGAGTAAACCGCAGACGATCTCGCACTAAAGCGGCTGAACGCCCTATGAATATAATGATTTTTAGTTCGTCCTTACAGAATCCCCCTAGCGGTCCCCCCGCCTTTTCCTTATAGCTGCCTAACACTACCCAGAGGAAAACTGGGTTAACAACAAACAACCGTCGAAGCTAACCTAGTACCGACGTTAAACTAAAGGAAAAGGTATACACAATGAAAGCACGTGGACTGTTGCTTATCGATTTTGAATTTCCGGGCTTCAAAGAAGCTGCTAAAATGGAAGAACAATTAGAAGCTACTATGAATGCAATAACGAAAGACAACCCATTTGTGGTGCATCAGCAGATGTCACTGAAGGAGCGTAGAGGGGACGCTGCTCCTGACCTAGACAAGATGAAGTTCCGACAGAACTAACCACCTACTACATATAGCAAAATGAGCCTGACTGAAAAGTTGGGCTTTTTTTGTGCCTGATTCCGTGTTATTACCAACACCCAGAACGACAACCAACTAGGTGGAGCATGGACCAAGCAATAATAAAAAGCCTACTATCGAGCGAATTCTACAACGAACATAAAGACAAGATAAAACGATCCCTATTTGAAGACGAAACAGCCGTACTATTCGATATCATCACGAAAGCACACGAAGACTATGAACACGACATCACAGCCAAAGAGCTGAAGATCCTGTTCGACATTAACAACCCCATCGCTACTAACTCTGAGAAGTCTATTGTACATGATCTGATACATAGCGTGGAGAATGCTGACACAATCAGTGTGAGTGTAGCGAAGGACGCAATCAACAAGCTATGGCAGCGTGAGACAGGCCGTGAGATTACCGATCTTGGTATCAATCTTATGGAAGGTAACCTGCAGAGCTTCGACAGATTGAAGGATTTAATAGAGCGCAGTGAAGGTGGCTGTGTTTGCCATGTCTAACGCAGGTAAGTCTGCATTCGGTGTTTCATTAGCGTGTGCCCCAGAGGGCTTCTGCGAACAAGGAGCTAAGGTGCTTTATGTGGGCAACGAAGAACAAATAGCACGTACTCGTCTGCGCTGCATCAATGCCTGTTCAGGACTATCGTCTAACACAATAGCTAAAGTCGAAGGCGCAAACCGCAAAGCTGTGGAAGAGTTCCGCAAGATAGAAGATCAGATCACATTCATCGACACGCAGGACTGGGATCTTAGCATGATCGAAGCCTACATCAAAAAGGTAGGTGCTGACGTAGTAATCATCGATCAGGCGGACAAGGTGAACATCGGTGGTGCCTACAATGCATCTCACGAACGATTAAGGGAATTATATCGAAGGCTGCGGGAAGTAGCCAAGCGGCACGAGTGTGCCCTAATCGCTGTCTCACAGGCTAGTGCCGAGGGCGAAGGACGCACACGATTAAGCTATACAATGATGGAAGGCTCGAAGATCGGCAAGGCTGCCGAGAGCGACCTGATCATTGGGATAGGTAAACATTCTGGTGATAACGATGACAACGAACCAGACAACACTCGTTTCCTAACAGTCAGCAAGAACAAGCTGTCTGGATGGCATGGTGTAGTCGTGTGTCAGATCGAGCCAGAGGTGTCACGCTATGTCGCATGATGGATGGTTAGTAGTAGACACCGAAGTAACAGTTAAGAACAGAGATGGTAAGTGGGACAACAGCCCCATGAACCCAGACAACAGACTGGTATGTATTCAGTACGGTTGGCTGACTGACGAGGGCGTTACCGATCCTCACACAGACTTCTTCTTTCATAATGCAGACCCTGCCCGTTTCCAAGATTGTTTGGACAAGGCGAAGGGTATTATCTGCCACAATACAAAGTTCGATGCCTTCTGGCTATTAGAGTGTGGCTTCAAGCTGCCGCCGCTACTGTATTGCACAATGATAGCCGAGTATTTGCTTGGCAAGGCTGTGGCTACTGAGACGGTACAGGACGAAGACGGTAAGGATATAGTCATACGTCGTGAGATATCCCTGAAAGCAACTGCAGAACGCTATGACGTTACTCGCAAGAAGAGTGACCTAGTAGACGACATGTTTAAGTCAGGTAGAGGCTTCGAGGCTATGCCTATGGATGTCGTTAAGGAGTATGGCGAAGGCGATATCATATCCTGTGGTGAGATCTATCTAAAGCAGCAAGAGCTATTCCGAGAAGAGGTCAACGAGCCTCTACTCAATGTCGTCTATCTTATGAACGAGATGACTTGGTTTTTGTTAGAGATCGAGCGCAACGGGTGTAAGATTGACCTTGACGTACTCAAGGAAGTTGAAGACAGCTACCGTGCTGAGAAGAGTGCTCTTGAGAGTGCTCTACAGAGTATCATTCGTGATGCCATTGGCGACACCCCTATCAGCCTCACTAGCGGTGCCCAGTTGTCTAAGTTCGTTTACTCACGGCAGGTGATGGATCGTGACCTGCACATCAAGACTTGGAACATTGGTGTAGATAAAAGAGGTAAACGTAACCGCCCACCATTTATGAACCAGTCACAGTTTAATGCTGCCGTTCGTAAGACCACACAGAAGGTCTACAAGACTGTAGCCATGTGCTGCAAACAGTGTGAGGGTGACGGCAAAATACAGAAGTTCAAGGTGAATGGTGAACCTTGGAAGAAACGCAGCATCTGCCCTGTCTGTAAGGGTGTTGGCGCACTGTATGTTCCTACTAACAAGATCGGTGGATTAAAGCTGAACCCTACAGAGGCATCAGATGCATCCGCTAATGGATTTAAAACAGACAAAACCACTATCGATAAGCTGATTGATCAAGCACACGGCAAGGGTAACCTAGCTGCCGTCGAGTTCCTACAGAAAATCCGTAGGCTCAATGCAATCACAACTTACCTCGATAGCTTTGTAACAGGCATTAAAACATGGACAAGGCCTTCGGGCCTACTCCACTCCACATTCAACCAATGTGTGACAGCTACGGGCCGCCTGTCCTCAACTAATCCCAACTTCCAAAACTTACCCAAGGGTAACAAGTTCGAAGTACGTCGGGCCATCGTCAGCCGTTTCCCCAACGGGAGCACCGGAGAAATGGATTTCAGCGGACTTGAATTTAGAGTTGCTGGGATGCTGTCACTCGATCAACAGATTATCGATGACGTTCTTAATGGCAAAGACGTACACCGCCAGCCTGCATCGATTATCCTACAGAAACCAGAAGAAGAGGTGACCAAAGATGAGAGATCATCCGCCAAAGCAAAGACATTCCAACCCCTTTATGGCGGCCTCGGGATGGGCGAACCCGCTCATGTCAGGCAGTATTTCGATTCCTATTTCAAATTATACAAAGGCCTTGCCCGTTGG